GTAGAACAGGGTTTGTTCCATCAGGTCTAACAGATGCTGAAATATCACAGGTACTTACAGAAACTCCTGCGAGTATAGCTTCTTCTACACCTTCAGGAACTTTAAACTTACCTACAACATTACCTGCTGCAGGACCAGTACCTACCCAGCTTTCGACTGGAACACTTACTATGCCATCAACATTACCTGCTGGAACGTCTATAGGCACATCAAGTGGTGTTGTTGGTACACAAATTACAGGGGGTGCAACAGCACAACTATCACAAACAGTTCCAAGTGCATTAGGCGTTTCACCTGTTGAAGCTACAGCATCTGTAGCTGAAAAGTTAAGTTTAACAGAAAAATATCCTAAGACAACAGCATTTTTATCAAGTGCTGCAGGTTCAGCAGCTAATACTGTGTTTGGAGCATATGTAAATTCATTAATGACTCCAACTGATACAAGGGGGAGAGAAGGTGGAACTTTAGGAGAAGAGGGGGCATCAAGAAGAGACCCAATTGGTATATATAGTAATGCTTTAGATATTAATCCAAATGATTTTACAAAACATTTTACATTTGGTAATACTGTAGAAACTGGTAACATGCCACTCTTTCAACAACAAACAGTAGAGGTAACATAATGGCAATACCTAATAGAAAAGCAAGACCAATTATTTCACATAGTGTTAGTGATGTAGCTTCACAGGCTGTTCTTGATGGATTAGATGCTGGATTTACAATTGATGAAATAGCTCCTGATAATGGACCTAAACTACGAGGAGAAGCTAGATTTAATCAAGAAGCATTAGATGAGATTGTTGATTTATCTTCACAAGGCGGTGCAATTCCGGGACAAAGTTTAGTCAATGACCCTGCACAACCTTATCCTTGGGAAAGACCACCAGAGTTTGCTAATCCTAAACATGCATTAGATTACATGGTTGGTTTAATATTCCAACCAGAAGCAATGAAAAATATTGTACAAGCTTTAGCAAATGGTGCAGCAGTTGCAGACATTGCAATGGTTTCACTCTATGCAAAATTTACAGAGGGTAAATTTAACCCTGATGTTTTAATGCTATTAGCAGAACCTATTATGTATATCATTATGGCAATTGGTGAAGAAGCTAATATTAAATATAACATTGAAGATAGTAATGATTTAGATGAACTAGATGATGAAGACTATGAAGAAGAGTTTAATAATCAAGTAAATGAATTTAGAACTGTTTTTGAAGATATTAAAAATGGGACTATGAAAAGAAAAATAGAACCTGAAAAAATTAAAAGTGGTGTTGTGCCACAAAACATTCTAGACAAGGTTAAAGAACAAGGTCCAGAAATTAGAAGTTTATTAAGCAAGGGAGAAGAGTAATGGCAGATTTCAAAGAAAGTCCGTTTAAACCTATGTCAGATAGTTATCGTAAATTAGCTACAAGTTTATTATCTAGCTCTGATGACTCATATAAAAAAGATGTATACAAAGGAATAGGATTACAAGCCATTGCAGATGGTTTGAAGGGAGTTGGTACTAGTCTTAAGCAAGGTGTTATTGATGGAGCTAACGATGTTAAAGAAGAATATGCTAATATTTTTCAAACTAATAAAGCTGAGTATGAATCTTTTGCAGATGAAAGAGCAAGGCTAAAAAGATATTTAGAAAACAAAAAAGGATTTTTAAACGAAGAAGCTGCTAAAGCAATTGATAATACTGATGAAGCTCGAGAAGCACGTACTACTTGGGCAGATGTTGATAAACAACCAGAAGATATTAGAACAGAAATGTATAAAGCTTTTAATTCAGAAAGAAAAAGAATACAAGAACAAATGGAAGCTCTTGCAGTCGACCCTAGAGTAAAAACTAGAACTTTTGAAAAGTTTAATGAACGAGCAAGAAACGAATATATTGCTGCACTAAATCTTGTAGAAGACGACCCAACTAAAAAAGGCTTGGTAAGAAATCTTTGGAATAGAGTTTTTAAAACTAAAAGAACTCCGGATGGAGAACTTGTTACAACTAATTCAGACTTATTAGATTTACAAAAAAAATTAAAAACTGCTAAAGGTGAAAGAAAAACTTTTAGAGACAGTATTGAAAATCAAGTTGCAGTAGAACAACTTTATGAACCATTAGAGTTTAAAAATAAAGATATTAATTTTGATTCTTTATATACTACAGCAATTCCTGCACTACAACAACTTACAAAAGATGATGAAGAATATACAAATGTAGATAACATATACTTTAAAGAACTTATTGATTTGGTTGCTCAAGAAAATCCAAGTTTTAATTCAGATCAAGTTGCTCAAAGAGCATACACAATGACACTTACTAAGGAAGTAGACCCATCTCAGTATTTAACAAGACGTGGTGCAAAATTAGCTGCTGGTAAAGTTTTGACAGATCAATTTGATGGTTTATCATTAGATCAGCACAGAGAAAAATTTGAAAAAGACCCAATGCTGTTGCTGCAAGTTGTTGAAGCATATGCATCTCAACCAGATGGTTTAGGTCGAGATAGAGCAAATATACTTCTTAATACTTTTAAAGATGTATATCAAGAAGTTAAACAGCTTGAGCCTACAGAACAACAAAAATTAAATCGTATTCAATCACTTAGGTTAAGAATCAACAATGAATCTAAAAACGCAAGTAGAAGTGTAGTAAAAGCTAATACAATAATGTTAAAGGATACAGATTTTCTAGCTAAAGTAGCTTCTAATACTGTATTCGCAGAGAACTGGTTTAAACAAAATAATAAAAGCTCAGCTAAAAAATATACACAAACTGAAATTACAGATGCTGCTCTGGACTTTGTGATGGAAAGAGCAAACACAAACGACTTTATAAATATTAAATTAACTGAAGCTGATTTCTTAAGTCAAAGAATAAGTTTACAAAGTAAAAACTTTGACCAATCTATTTTAGAAGATACTCCTAATTTTATAAGTCAATTAGAAGAAGCTGGTAGAGGAACAGAAGTATTAGGAATTAGAAATAGCTATCAAAACTTTTTAGTTCAGAATAATAATCTTGAATTAGCAGAAGATGAAAAAGTAGAGCTAAGTAAAAGAATAGATAATATTTTTAAAGAAGCAGGATACGATCCAGAAACTTCAACTAGTCCGGATGAAAAATCTTCTAAATCTATAATAGATAAAATTCAAGAATCTTTTTCTGGAACAAGAATAGAAGAAACAAACCCAGATGTTAGTAACGTAAACTTTAATCGTGTAACAGGTCAATACTATTTGGATAATCCAGAACTTATTATCAATGAAATGGATTTAACAAATTTAACACAGGCTCAGTTAAATAGTTTAGTTACTATGGATGAAAAAACCCTAGCCAATAAACTAGGATTACCAGAAGACATTTCTTTAAGTAGTAAAATATATAGAGGATTATTACCCGGACCAGACTTTGTTGATTATTTTACAACTCCTAAAGCTCAGAAGTCTTTGCAACAAAGAGTTTATGCAGAAAACGAAAGAAGAAAAGAAGAGGGTACATATATTAAACCTGAAGTAGAAAGAAATATTTTACGTGAAATTAGAAATTTTGAAGCACCTAGAGTTAAAGGAGATAGAGAAATTCCTGATAGCTGGTGGGGCGAGTATCAAATTCTTAATCCTAGGGGTATAGTAAATACTAGAGGATTAACACGAGGTTCTAAATATAATCCACAAGGCTAATACATGTCAATTAATTTTTTAGATCAACCACTGTATTCATCAGGTTCGTTATATAAGAAAAAAACTTTAGACGAGCTAGAAAAAGATGAACAATTTTTAGAAGTCTCTGAAAGGTTTTTACAATCTGTGGGTGAAAACTCTGATGATGTATTTGAATATTTAAGAGATTCTGATTTTAATCTTTACTCTGGTATGAGACGAGCTGCACAAAGTGCTAACTTTACAGATCAACAAAAACAAGATTATAATTATCTAAGAAAAGAATTTGATAATGCTGATTTAGGAAGTCTTAAACAATTCTTTGGATTGGTTAAAGATGCAGCTATTGATATTACCACCGACCCTACTGCTATTGTAGCAGCTCTTGCTACACCTTTAACGGGAGGAGCTTCATTAGCTACAAGAACAGGATTAGGAACAACCGCCTTACAAGTATCTAAAAACTTTGTAGGTCCTACAATTCCTGAAGCTATCATAAAAAGTAAGCTTAAAAAAGAAGGCAAAGAAGCTGTTAAGAAAGCAGCCCTAGTAACAGGTGCAGAAGTAGGAGCATGGACAGGACTAGACAATCACTTTAGACAAACAACTGAACTAAATACTGGTATAAGAAAACTATATTCTACACCAGAGTTAGCAGGTACTGCTGCGTTAGGAACTTTAACAGGTGGATTACTTGGTGGAGCTTTACAAAAAGGTAATCTTTTCTATAGTAAAATGAATAAATACTATTCAGAAGATGGTTACTTATCAGTTGAACCCGGAAGTTTTCAAGATAAAGTTTCAAAAACTTTAGAAGCTGGAGACATTGTAAAAGCAAATACAATAGGTTCAGCAACCTCTATACTAGATACAAAAGCAAAATTTTCTCCTATTACCAGAGAACTTGGTAATTTAATGCGAGAAGATTTTAGTCGAGGTTTTGGTAGTGTGACCAGAGAACGTGTAGCTTTGGGACATGGTGAAATGTTAGATACGCTTCGAGGTGACTATCATAGAATATTTGATGAAGCTACTGCACCACTTCGTAAGGCTGGTGCATTTAAAGAATCAGACGAACTAGGTGTGATTAGAATTTTAAGAGGAGATAAACCTGAAGGTTACAGCGAAGATGTTCAACAAGTTGCAAAAGACTTAAGAGGATTTTTTAATAAAATATTTGATGATGCTATCGAAGCAGGTCTTATAAAAGAAGAAAGAAAACTTCCAAATTATTTTACAAGAAGTTGGGACAGAAAAGCAATTGAAGAAAATAGGGAAATATTTTCAGATTTATTAGTTAGTGAAAAAATTGTTAAAGATCAAGGAGAAGCTGCTGATCTTATTAATGATATGCTTAATAAAAACAATGAGTTGTTTTCTTCGCATTCTATTTTATTAACTCAATCTAGAGCATTTAAAGATTTAAACGATAACGCTTTTGAAAAGTTTTTAACTAATGATTTAAACACTGTTGTAACTTATTACATGAATGCTGCTAATGCTATACAGCATAAGAAAAGTTTTTTATTACCGGGATTTAGTACAAAATCTAATGAAAATCAATTTGCTGCTAGATGGTTAGACCCGATGGATAGAGAGCTAAGAGAAGCTAGGGGAGGAAGAGGATTATCTAGAGGAGATAGAAAAAGAATTACTAAGTTATATAAATCTATAACTGGACAAGTAAATTATTTTGATAGCCAAAGAATACAAGGTGCATATGATACAATGAAACTTGCTAACTCATTAGCATATCTACCGTTAGCTACAGTATCATCATTAACAGAAGCAATGATTCCTCTAACAAAAACTAGTGGCTCTGTTACAAAGCCAGTCAAAGATGCGTTAAGTGGAGTAAGAGAAGGACATAAAATTTTTGTACAAGATATTCCTATTCTGTTAAGAAAGAAATATGACATGCCAGATTCACAGATACAAAAAGAAATGAATCAAGTATTTATGGCAATGGATGAGTCATTTGCAGAATCTACCAATCGTTTAACTGGTGAAGGACTACAAAATGAGTGGTTAAAAAAACAAGCACGAGGATTCTTTAGGCTTAACTTACTTACTCCTTGGACAAAATCTGTACAGTTAGCTTCGTTTAATATTGCAAAAAATTTAATAAAAGAAAACTTAGAAAAACTCAATAAGCTTTCTAAAGAAGGTGTAGATATATTTAATGAAGCAGCAACCAAAGAGTTAAGCAGAAAAGAAGTACGTAATATTCAGTTATTAAAAAGTGAAGTGTTTGATCTGGGTATAGATATAGAAGATGGATTAAGGTGGTTAAATAGTGGGGCTAAAACAGGATTTGGAGCTGAAAGAAAAGATGGTGTTTTAACTGGTCAAATTAAATATGAAGACGAGTTTTATAAATCAGTCATTCAAGGAGCAGGTAGATTTGTAAATGAAGTTATCATGCCTGTAGGTAGAGATAGAGCAAGAATACCTATCTTTATGACAAATCCCAAAGTAGATATCTTAACACAGTTTTTAAGATATCCAACCGTGTTTAGTAATACAGTCTTAAAAAATTATATTCGTTCAGCAGTTACGAATCCTAAAGTTAATGGAGCAAAGCTAGGAGCTTTTGGTTTAATGGCTACAAGTTTAGCATTAGGTACAAACTACTGGAGGTCTAATGAAGATAACAGAGATCGAATAGTAGAAGAAGGTTTTGAAGATGAA